GGATAAACAAACATACAATATCTAGACATACTCTGAACGATACTCACAAGCACTACCGATCAGACTACGTCATCATGGCTCTAACATATAGGACGCCCATGGAAGATATTGTAATTTCATTTGAACCACAAGTGCAATCACTGATAGCTAATAGCGCCGCCGAGCTGTACAAGAATCTAGAAAAAGAAAACTGCAAGTACTTCAATTACTATTTGCCTGCTGTGGCAAAGAAAAAATTGAGTGCAGCAGGAATATACTTGAGTCCGTACTCAGCCGTGGTGCATTCGCACCCTGTTTGCAAGACCTTAGAAAATTATATGCTATATAGTGTACTCCCGAACTACCTAGATGGGAAGTACTTTTTTGTTGGAATTAAGAATAAAAAAATAAATCTGTTGAAGTCTAGGAATAAAAAGTTGGAAAGTGTGATATGTATCAATCGCTTGGTGACTAGCGCTGATAGGTTGCGGTACTCCAATGATTTTGTGACCTTTGAGTCCGTATCGCATGAAGACCTCAGACGCCATGGGCCTGGCTTGAGCGAACCTGCGCTGCAGGGGATAATTGAACCGCTGAAGCGGCGGAAGGCCACGCATCTCTTCCTGCATGATGAGTTGCATTACTGGGGTAGCGACGACCTGTGTAATTTCTTGCAGGTGGTGCGCCCAGAAACGCTGTTGGCCACGATCGTGTACCCACCTGAGTTGTTATTCAGACAGAATAGAAGTTTGAATGAGTGGTGTTACACTTATGAGGTAAGGGGCCAAAATTTGTTTTTTTTCCCTGACGGGGTGCGCTCGGAGGGCTATGAGCAGCCCCTCAATGGTGGGTATCTTTTGGGCTGCAACAAAGTCGTGTTGAAGGATGGAAGTGTGTACATGGTGGACGTGCTCTGCAGTAAATTCGCGCACCACTTGGTTGCCATAACTAGAGGCGCTGCCGTTACGAGTATGCATCGATCATTTGGCCCGTTTGAGGCTTGCAGCTCTGACAGTCTGGCGAAATTGTGTCCAGATTACCCTGTGTGCTTTCCGGTGCCGCACGATGTGGTGAACAAGATCTACCGGTACCTGCGCACCTTAAAAAAACCTGATGTGCAATCCGCAATTGCTAAGCTGAGTCAAATCGTGAGTGAGCCAAGCGGGCGCGAGATAGATTTTATTGAAGACTTTTCCAAATTGGTGATTAAAAATGAATCTTTCAATATCACCATTGTGCCTGAAAGGTTACGGCAATTCGTAGGCACATGGTTGGGTCGGCTACCAAGTGCGCTAGCCTCTAAACTCGAACAGGTTCAGAGTTTATGTCTCAGTGAATTCATCAAAAGTTTGAAGCCCCACAATTTCACGATTAAGTTGGAAGCACTAAAGTATAACCACCTCTGGAATGATGTGCGCCTGTGGGTTAGCGAGGAAGGGCTAGAAGATTATTCGATAGAGGGCATAGATGCAAAGTTCACAACAGGTTCGCATGTGCCACCACGAGTTGCAAGCCCATATCAGGGCTTGGCACACTTTTGCGACAGAGCATGGAAGCCTTTACTCCTAGTGGATAAAAAAATGCTTAGCTCAGTACTAAAGCGTCTAGCAGTACAGAGATTCCGAGGTGAGCATCGCAGGAGGATCTCCACAGCTGAGCTGGAGTCTTTTGTGGATAGCTTACTAGAAAGAGCTAAATTGATTCAAAAACAAAACCGAAAGGGCAGTTTTAGGGAACGTATAGCAGCACATCATTATCTCAACTATGACACAATTAGGGATGCAGCTAGAGCCATAGCTTCATTATGCATGCGTTGGGTTAGGGCCTTATTCTCAGAATTGGGACCAAGGTGGTTTTTGCGCTTCAACCGATCGAACTTGATGTGGTTACCAGCACCTAGCGACGCAATATTGCTTTCAAGAGAGGCAGAACAAAATTGGGCGGAAGTAGTGCGGTCAATTTGCACCCAGTTGGGGAAGTCGAGCTATTCTTGGGGACAGCTAACCAGGACGACGCCGGCAGAGGAGCTACCTCGTGCCACTGATACGAGCGGCATGCTGCCTGTAGCTGCTAGCGTAGGACTTGCTGAGCTTTCACGTGCAGGCACTCTCGGTTGCAGCTGCGGTGTGGCCATGGACATTAGCTCTATATCGGTTGCTGAGCACCCATTTGTGGCACGGGACTTCCTTAAAGGTCGGAAGGCTGGTTGGTACAGCATGGGGGACGTACCTTACACTTACAATGGCGGGAGTCACAAATCTCAGGGTTGGGATTCTTTACTACAGATGTGGTGCGAGGCCAATGCAGTAGACCCAAAGTACGATAGTTGTCTGTATCAAATCTACACAGAAGGGGCAGCGCTTGGTTACCATGCAGATGATGAGGACTTGTTTGAGCAGGGTGAAAGTATTCTTACACTTAACTTGAGCGGCGCGGCAGAGTTCGGGGTGAAGTGTAAGAACGGCAAAGGCTCAGTGCATCTACGGGGCCCGCAACAATTTGAGATGCCTGCTGGATTCCAAGTCACACACAAACATAGTGTTTGGGGTTGTAGCAGGCAAAGGGAGAGTGTGACATTCAGGTGTTTGCGCAAGTCACGTGCTATTGCTCAATCGGTGCCTGCAAGCGCGGCGCCTGAGCTGCTATATGAGCACGCAGTTGAAGCACAGCAAGTTTTGGTGGAGAAGGCTGAAAGGAATGCCGATGTAGTGGCGTACAAGCTGGGCAGTGTGGATGTGAATGTTTGTGAGGCGCTGTGGGAAACTGTGTCCTACGCCGCGCTGGATGTCCCTGGGGATGGTTCCTGCTTCTGGCATAGTGTGGGTCTACTACTAGGTCTCAATTCATTAGAGTTGAAGCGGAGATGTGTGGGGTACCGGTTTCACGCTGAGGGACTGGATGCTGAATTGGACAAGGCGGCACAAGATGGGGCGTATGCAGATGATACGTGTGTGGCAGCCACAGTGGCAGTTATAAACGTGCAAATAAGGATCTGGAATAAGGATGTGGACAAGCTATTTACGTTCAGTAAAGCGGACGTTGACAAAGTAATTGACCTGCAGCTGGAGGGAGAACATTACATGCCTATGCTCATTCGCAACAACTGCGTGGTGAGAGCTATTGCAGATGGATTAAATAGATTGGAATGCGAGGTGCAACATGTGCTGGAAAGGAAATGTGCACCAGTGCTGCTTGAAGATTTGCGCAAAGGTCGAGGGTTGGAACCCATGAATTTGGAGCTGGTTTTTTCATGCTTCGGAGTGTGCGCACTGGTAGATGTGGGTGGCCGGACTGTCGTGTACAATGAAGGAGGCGGCACTCACATGCAATTCACACTGTATAATGAGCACTTAAGTTACAATCCTAGGAAAAAGAAGCCTAGCTTGGACCTAGTGGCAGGCGCAAAGCATGGCAAGTTGTTCGCAGCATCCGTAATCGAGTCACTGCAAGCTATGGGTACAATGATTGCGCGTAAGCCTGACATCACAAGCGCAGGCCTATTGGCGGATAGCTTCTTCGAAGCAAGTACCGGGGTCTTGAGGTCTAGCCTGTTCAATGATCAGAGCAATTTGCGCAAAGCCTTTATTGAGAATGCCGGGGAAGAGAGTAAGCCCATCTGCACTATACTCGGCACTTTCGGTTCAGGTAAGAGCTACATTTTCAAGAAACTCCTCAGTGGCGGTGCGGGAAGGGCGTTTGACTACGTCTCACCAAGGCGGGCCCTGGCAGATGAATTCAAGCGGAGTGTGGGCTTGGTAAAGAAAAAGGGCAGCCAGAAAGTGGGCCAAGAGAATTGGAAAGTGAGCACATTTGAGACTTTCCTGGACAGAGCGAGTCATTTGCTTGAGGGGCAAGTTGTGGTGTTGGATGAGGTGCAGCTCTACCCGCCTGGGTACATAGACTTGATTCTCTGCTTGCTGCATGTCCCGGTGCATCTCTTCCTCATAGGGGATCCTGTGCAGAGCGATTATGATAACGAGAAAGATCGTGCTGTGTTGTCTTGCCTTGCGGAGTGTTGCACAGCACTCCTCCGGGATGAGACTTATAAGTACAACATGCGGAGTAAACGGTTTTGCAATAGGAACTTTATAGGCCGCCTACCCTGCACAATTTTGGAAAGTGATTGCACCACTGAAGAGCCACATGTCCTGCGTGCGCATATAGATAATCTAGCAGATTTGGAACCAGCATACACCGAGGTGATTTTGGTTAGCTCTTTTGATGAGAAGGTTGTGGCCCAGAGCTATCAGTCGAAGGCTAGGGTGCTTACATTTGGGGAGAGTACAGGCCTGACTTTCGACTATGGCACAATACTCATAACTAGTGTGGCTGAGCGAGTTAATGAGAAACGCTGGGTGACCGCACTCAGTAGATTCAGAATGAATTTATGTTTTGTGAATTGCACTAGCATGAGTTATGAGCAGTTGGCCGTAAGATACAAAGGGAGGTTCTTATGCAAATTCTTATGTCGAGGGGCTAGAACTGAGGATCTACAGCAGCTGTTGCCTGGGAAGCCACAATTTACTGAGGAGTACAGCAAGGCAATTGGTAAAGATGAGGGGGTGCGTGAAGCAAAGGTTGCAGGGGATCCATGGCTAAAAACGATGGTGAATTTGCTTCAAGCACCTGATATGCAGGAAGAAGAAATAGCAGAGATGGCATTGCCAGAAGAGTGGTTCCGTACGCATCTGCCGCGTGAAGAGCTTGAAGGTGTAAGGAGTCGATGGGTGCATAAAATTCTTGCAAAAGAAGCTCGTGAAGTGAGGTTGGGGGACATTGTATCCGAGCAGTTCACTGATGACCATTCTAAGCAAATCGGGGGCCGCCAGCTCACAAATGCAGCTGAGCGCTTCGAGACTATATACCCTAGACACCGCGCCAATGACACTGTGACTTTTATCATGGCGGTAAGGAAGCGCTTGAGTTTCTCAAACCCTGCAAGGGAAAGGGCGAAGTTGCATGATGCATGTGTGTATGGGCGTGCGCTCTTGGATGTGTTCCGCAAGCATGTGCCTCTCAGGCCAGAGCACAATCATAAATTTATGGAAGCAGCTTTGTGGAACTTTGAAGAAAAGAAATTGAGTAAGAGTGCGGCAACTATAGAGAATCATAGTGGTAGATCGTGTAGGGATTGGCCTATTGATATGGCCCAGATATTCTCGAAAAGTCAGCTATGTACTAAATTTGATAACCGATTCAGGCTCGCAAAAGCAGCGCAGAGTATAGTTTGCTTCCAACATGCAGTTCTTTGTCGCTTTGCGCCATTTATGCGGTACATCGAGATGAAGGTGCATGAGGTACTTCCAGCTAGGTTCTACATACATTCTGGCAAGGGATTGGATGAACTAAACTCTTGGGTGAAGGGCGGAAAGTTTGATGGAGTCTGCACTGAATCAGATTATGAAGCCTTTGACGCATCGCAGGATGAGTTTATAATGGCGTTTGAGCTTGAGCTAATGAAGTTTTTGCGCCTCCCACATGATATGATTGAAGATTACAAGTTCATCAAGACTAGCCTCGGTTCAAAGTTGGGCAATTTTGCTATAATGCGTTTCTCAGGCGAGGCGAGCACATTCCTCTTTAATACCTTAGCAAATATGCTATTTACTTTCATGAAGTATGAGATAAAAGGGGATGAGTACATTTGCTTTGCAGGTGATGATATGTGCGCTTCAAGGGAATTGAAAGTCGTTGGGAAATACAAGAAATTCCTTGATAAGTTAAAGCTGAAGGCCAAGGTCCAAATGACCCAAAAGCCGACATTCTGCGGTTGGCACCTCTGCCCAGATGGGATTTACAAGAAGCCACAGTTGGTTTTCGAACGGATGTGCATCGCGCTAGAGTTAAATAACTTGGCCAATTGTATAGATAATTATGCTATCGAAGTGGCTTTTGCATATCGTCTAGGAGAGCGTGCTGTGAATCGGATGGATGAGGAGGAGGTTGGTGCATTCTACAATTGCGTGCGTCTCATAGTGAGGAATAAACACCTGCTTAAGTCTGACGTGCGCGCAGTGTTCGAGGAAAGTCCTGTGAGTTGATCAAGCCCCACAGGGGCGTTTGCTTGTAGACTTAGGTGTTTGTCTGTAGTTTGATTTATGGATGTGTTAGTAGATTTGTTGCATAAATTTGGCTTCGAGCGTCTCAGTTCAAGGCTGACAACGCCCATTGTAGTTCATTGTGTGCCAGGTGCAGGGAAAAGTACCTTAATTCGAGAATTACTTGATTTGGATACGCGATTTTGTGCGTACACAGCTGGGGTGCCAGATTCGCCTAGGTTGAATGGCCGCTGGATAAGGGCTTTAGAAGAGTATCCAGGTACGGAAGGGCGATTGGCTATTGTGGATGAGTATACACTGTTAGATAAACTCCCTTTTGAGCCGTTTGCCGTGTTTGGCGATCCGATTCAGAGCAATTCCAAAGGTGTGCTCCCTGCGCACTTTACCTGTAACTTCAGTAGGCGCTTTGGTCTAGCAACTAGCAATTTGCTTAGAGATTTGGGGTGGAACGTGATTGCTGAGGGGTCCGACGTGGTGCAAATTTCAGACATTTTTGGAGTGGAACCCATTGGTACCGTGGTGTATTTCGAAGCTGAAGTAGGTTGCCTACTCCGCAGCCACTGTGTTGAAGCTAAATCGTTGGCCGAAATTCGTGGTCAGACTTTTGATATAGTGACCTTCGTTACAAGCGAAAATTGCCCCTCTTCTGATGTGTGCGCGGCATTCCAATGTCTGACCAGGCATAGGGAAGCTCTGCATATACTTTGCCCCAATGCCACTTACACCGCCGCCTGATTACTCAAAGTTATTGATAAGCGTGGTAGCTGGCGCAGCTGTGGCGAGCTCAATTTGGCTCCTCACTAAGAATACTTTGCCTATTGTGGGAGATCGGGAGCATGCGTTACCCCATGGTGGACTCTACAAAGATGGAACGAAAACTGTGTTGTACTCAAGTCCAGGCAAGTTGAATTCCCTTGAGGGACACTCCCGTGGTTTGCGGTTTCAGCCCTGGGCAGTGGTAGTAGCTTTGGTGGGGGTTATAGTATTATTGAGTCGGGCTAGCTTGGGCCGTTGTCAGTTGTGCGGGTGTAGGCACTGATGCTTACTTACCTCCTAGTTTGTTTAGTTAGTTGTGGTTTGTTCCTCTGGTTGCTGAACGTGAGTAACCCAAATCAGTGTTTGGTGATTTTGACTGGCGAGTCTGTGCGCGTACAGGGCTGCGTTATCAATGAAGAGTTTGGCCGCGTTATAGCCAATTTTAAAGTGTTGCAAATAGTGTAGCTTTAGGTGTTTAGCAGTAGATCGAAGTTGAAGCAATGGCCGACAAACAAGGACAGATGACTGAACAACAGAAGGTGGATTCTCAGAAGCTGCAGGGGGAAGCAAAGAATAAAGAAAAAGCTGAGTCCTCAAAGAGGAAAGATGAGTTGCTTAAGAAGTACATTGATCCTGGGCTAGGGTCTGATGATGATGAAGAGGAGATGGTGGAATTGAGATTGAGCAAATTGAGGGAGTTCCTGGCTCGTAGAAGGGCCGCTATTCGCGTGACTAACGCAGGGCTAGAAACAGGCAGGCCCGCACTCAAGCCCACACCCGACATGCTGCCTGACCCTACCAACCCGTACAATAAACCCTCGTTGGATGCTTTGTTGATGATTAAGCCTAGGGTCGTGTCAAACAACATGGCCACCTCAGAGGATATGATGAAGATCTGCGTTGATCTGGAGGGGTTGGGCGTGCCCACTGAACACGTGCAAAGCGTGATCTTGCAAGCGGTGTTCTATTGCAAGGACTCCAGCAGTTCACCCTATGTGGACCCTCGGGGCTCTTTCGAGTGGCGTGGTGGGGCGATCTCGGCCGATTCAGTGCTTGCGATAATAAAGAAGGATGCCGAGACCTTGAGGCGCGTTTGCAGGTTGTATGCACCACTCACGTGGAACTACATGTTGCTACATAACAATCCCCCTTCTGACTGGTCCGAAATGGGCTTTCAGCGCGAAGATCGCTTTGCTGCTTTTGATTGCTTGGATTACGTTGAAAATGCTGCGGCTGTGCAACCATTGGAAGGGCTGATCAGAGTCCCCACAGCAAGAGAGAAGATTGCAAATAAGACTCATAAGGATCTAGCGCTGCGCCGTGCGAATAGGAATCAGCTTTTCGGGAATCTGGATGTGGAAATAACCGGGGGAAAGAATGGGCCCGAGCTTCAACGCGACTACTCTAAGTCTAATAATTGAGTATGTTTTACCTGCGTGTCGCTTTGCTGTTGCATAATAAGTTCTTAGAACAGTGTGGTAGGAGTGATTTTCATTTGTGTGTTATGATTTCTCTGCAAGTCCATCGCCCTGTGGGGGTTGGAAGGTCGTCGTATGCTAGAAGGCGTAGAGCTAAGCTAGTAGGTCGCTGCCACCGGTGTTACCGGTTGTGGCCACCTACGGCTTTCACTACGAGGTGTGATAATAAAACATGCTTTCCTGGCCTAACTTACAATGCTAGCATTGCTAGGTTCATACGAGATGGAGTAACTGAGGTGATACCATCTGCACCCAACTAGTGTGGGGGTGGCCGCTAAAGCCTATTTAATATATAAGGCGTGTCACTATAATAAAACTTTGGTTTTTAAATATTTTCACC